CGAACACGGTCACGCCTTCGGGGTGTGCGCGGTACTGCGCGGTGAGGAAGTGCGGCCCGCTCACCTTGGACGGACGCCGCTTGCCCTTGCCGGCCAGCACGGACGCGGGCAGCGCCTCCACGAGACGGGCGAGGAACGGATGGCCCGGCACCGCACCCATGATGGCGTTGTTCACCACGTTGTCCTGCCGCTCCCACGCGGCGAAGCAGGAGACGCCCTCCAGCAGCTTGTCGAGCGGCATGCGTGGCTCGAAGTCGGTGTCCACCCAGACGCCGCCGAAGAGGTACAGCAGCTCGTAGCGCAGCACGTCCGCGCGGAGCTGGCCCGCGAAGCCCGGGCAGAGACGCCCCGCCGCGTCGTACAGCTCCCGGTTGCGAAGCACCGGAAGGTGCGCGTCAGTCCAGAGCCGGTATGCCCAGCCTGGGTGGAGCCGCCGCCAGCCCTCCGCGAACTCGCGGTACGCGGCGGGCAGAGGCGACCCCACCCAGAACTGGTGCAGGATGCGTGGAATCACGCGACACTGGAGCCTTACGAGCTGGTCCGGTTGGCGGCCGCGACGACGACGCCTTTGGGGCGCAGGAGCTTGGCCCCGTAGAGGAGCAGACCGCGCACCACGTCCGCGAAGTGGTCCTGGCTACGCATCGCCTCTACCTCGTTGACCTGGGTCACGAGGCCGAGAGCGGACGGCGTGCCGCACCACACGAGATAGTCGTCCCCGCCGCTCGTGAGGACCGGGTTGCTGTTGCTCTCGTACACGTCGAACCCCGCGCCCCGGCCGATGTGGCCGTTGAGCAGCGCGTCAGCCGCCGTCTGGCCAAGAGCCGGGTTCTTCACGAACTTGTCGTTGTTCAGGAGCTGCCCCGCGAACCACGGCGGCACGACGCACCAGCGGTCTGTGTCGGGGATGTCCTTCTCGGCGCAGGCGGTACGCAGCTCCAGCAGGAGGTCGTAGGCGTCGTCGCCGCTCCCCACGTTGACCGAGCCGAGGTCGTTGCCCGCGTCCACGGCGTCGTAGAGGTCCACGATATGCTCATCGACCGTCTTGGCGAAGCCGTACCCGGCGTTGCGGGTGGCCTCCCCCACGAGGTCGCCGGCCATCTGCCGCTTGTCCACGTCGTCGACCTCGAACGCGAAGTAGTGCGCCTGGTCGATGACGAGCGCCTGCTTGGTCGTTGCCAGCGTCTCCGGGGTGACGGTCGTGCTCCCCGGGGAGTACGCGCCCACGGACACGTCGCCCAGGGTGTTGATGTGGACGGTATCGCCTGCCTGCGAGACTTCGCCCTCGTAGTCTCGGCTGGCGAGGTCCGCGTAGACCAGCTTGCGCTCGAAGTTGAGCAGCAACTTGGCGGACCAGATTTCAGGAACGAAGTCGGCAACGCTCACGGTAGAGCCTCCCTGTACGGAGTGGATGGGTCCTCCGCTTAGCGCCCGTCGGCGGCCCGTGGTAGGGGCAGCTTCCGCGCCTCACAGGTGAGGCTCCGTGTTTAGCGTCCCGTCGGACGTGCCCTAATGGTAGGCGAGGAACGGCCGGAAGAACGCGGGCATCATTCGCGGATACGACCCTCGCGCAGCGCCGCGTCAATCTCTTCCTCGTGCTTGGCGTACTCGCTCGGCCTCTTGGCCAGCTCCGCTATCTGCGCCCGGGTCCAGACGCGCTTGTCGCCGTCGCCGCCTTCCATGTCCGCGCCGGACCGCTTCGACGGAGCGCCGCCGAACAGCTCCGGGATATCGTCCTTGAGCGCCGCCACCGCCGATGCGACGGCCTTCGCGTCCGGGGTGCCGTCCTCCACGGTCACGGCGTCGAGGTCCAGCAGGCGCAGCACGCGGTCCAGCCGCTCCGGCTTGGCCCCGGCCGCAGCCGCCGCCACCCGCGCCTCGGCCGCAACGAGCGTACGGTCGGCCCGCGCCAGCGCCTCTGCGGCCTGCTTCACGGCGTCTTCCTTCTCTGCCTTCAACCGTTCCGTCTCGTCCATCTGCGCCCGCTTGGCGGCCTCATTCGCCTCTTCCTTGGCTCTCTGCGCCGCAGCCCGCTCCGCGCGGCGCACGCGCTCCGCCACCAGCTCATCGATGGCGGCCTGCTGCTCCGGCGTGAACTCCACCCGGCCCGTGCCCTGCTGCCGGTCCTTTTCCCGGCGCTCGTTTTGCTGCTGCCCGCCCTGTTGTTGCTGCTGTTCCTTGTCCACGTCTTCCGTCTCCTGTCCGTCAGATTGCCTTGCCTATCTGCTCGCGGTAGCGCAGGCGCGGTAGGTCGTGCTCGGCCACGTGGCCGCGTAGCCGCCCCTGCCACTCCCGGACCTTGCGCCGCGCCTTGGCCTCGCTCACCTCGTCCATGGCCACGGCCTCCCGCGTCTTCCAGTAGCGGATGCCGCGCTCCAAGTGCCGTTGCTGCTGCTCCGCCGCGTAGCGGTCCGGGTCGCCCTGCTGGATGCCGTCCGTCCGGGTCAAGCCCTCCACGTAAGGCGCGAGGGCGTGGCGGCAGGACGGGTGGAAGAGCCCGTCGCCCTCGGCCTCGGCGAGCGTCGGGTAGCCGGGAGTCGCGCCGTCGAGCGAGAGCACCTGTCCCTCCCACGGGGCGCACATCGGGCAGCAGCCCGGCGAGCCGGATACCGTCACGAGGTCACGGCCCGATGCCCGCACCCCGTCCATGACGCCCTGCCGCTCGGCGTTGTGGATGGCGGTCCGGGTCGCCATCTCGGTGTAGCTGGCGAGGTTCCAGCGCCGCCCCGCCCGGTCCACGAAGCCGGTGACGCCGTGGCCGGCCAGCGCATCGAGCGCCGCCTGAGCTGCCTGCCGTCGCGTGAGGTCCCCGGCGAGCGCCTGCATGGTCGCCCGTCCGACCGCCTGGCGGTAGATGTCGTTCACGGCGCGGAGCACGTGCAGGTCCGTCTCCGCCAGCCGCCCCGCCAGCGCCCGCGCCAGCGCCCGGGTAGCGGCCTCGGAGTCCACCCGGGCCAGCGTCGTGGCGATGCGGCCCCGGAGGACGACCGCCCGCGCCGCGTTCGCGCCGCGCTCATGCGCCGCCGTGACGGCCGCCAGGGCCGCCCTGTCGCGCTTGGCATGCATGCCGCGCATCAGACGCCGCGCCGCCGCGCTCAGCGCCGCAGAAGCGGCCACAGCGACGCCCGCGCCGCGTTCCTGGTCGGCCAGCCAGCGCCGCACCTGCAGAGCGAGGTTCGCCAGCAGGGCCAGCTCCAGTCCGCGCGCCAGGCCGAGCAGGGTGTCGCGCTCGTCGGCCATCAGAAGGCGGGCTCGCTCACCACGCGCCCGGAGTCCTCCCGGATGCGCTCGACTTCCTCGGCCAGCTTCTCGTCGTCGAGGTCCGGCTGGGCCCGCCGCACCGCCGTCTCGATGGATACCGCCTCGGCGGTCCGAAGCAGGGTCAGCGTCTGCGCCTGCTCCTGCGGCGTCTCCCGCGCCTCCGGCCACGCCAGCACCGGCGTCTCGACCACGGTCGGGTGCCCGAGCACCGCCCGGTCCACGGCGAGCAAAGCGGCGCAGGCGTCCTTCACCGCCGGTGCCCAGTAGCGCCGCTTGCGCTCGATGGTCTGGAGCGTCTTGCCCTCGCGCAGGCGGAGCGCCGTACCGGAGTCCGCGCGGCCCTCGATACGCAGGCCGAACGTCTGCGGCGAGTAGCCCGCGCGAGACACGGCGGACTCCATCAGCCGCAGGACGGTCTGCTCGTGTTCCTCCGCCCGGATAGCGGGCTGGTGGACGACGATGTTCATCTCGCCCGGACTCATGCCGTCCAGCTCTGTGAACACCTCGGCGTCGGCGTTGAAGTAGCGCCCGCTGCCGCGCTCCGGACGGATAGTCTCCAATGCGTCGTGCGGAACGAGAATGCGCGTCTTGGCCAGCCGCACGTCCCGCGCCCACGAGCTGTACGCCTCGTCCAGAGCGTCCAGAAGGTCCTCAGCCCCGGCCACGTCCGCGCGACCGTAGGGTGAGCCCAGCGAGTCGGTGAGCGGCCGGATGTTGGGCACGTACCAGACCAGCAGCGGCGGGACGCCCTCCGGCAGCGAGACGACCGGCTCCAGCGCCGCCGTCGCCTCGTGTTCCTCCAGACCGCAACGGGTCCCTACGTGCGTCTTGTCGCCCACGTACAGACCGTGCAGGATGACGCCCGGCTCGTACCGCTCCAGGTGCCGCCAGACGCCCTTGCCCTTAGCGCCCAGCTCGCGCCAGAACGTGACCGCCCGCAGCCGTCCGTAGCGGAACTCGGGAGCAGCGTGGTCGGCTGCCACCGTGGTCAGGAACGGCGCGTCGGACACCTCCGTGTCCCAGCTCACGCGCAGGAACACGCCGCCGATAGCGGCGCAGACTTCCGCCGCCTCCAGCAAGACGTTGGCCAGCCCCGT